GTCATTATCCTATCCATTCGCAATCACCGCAACGACCATCACCTTGACACAATCCTAGACTCACGCAACTCCTCTTGCTTCTTGCGCCATCTGATCCACTCCCGGAACTTCTTGATGGTGCCCTGCTCATTGATCTCCGTTCGAGGCAACACTTCAACCTCAAATCTATTGTCTCCAACGGTTGTGCGCACACCGTCTTCGTTAATAACGCGCAAGTACGAGCCTTCGTATAACTGAGTGTATTCGTAATTGTCATTGCTCATTTTCACTCCATTAGGGTTTACCCGTACTAGTCAGACTAGTATTCCCTACACTGCGTAGGGATTTACTTTTGTCCTCATGTTATAGATTTCAGCGTCAGAAATGTCTTCGTAGTCGATCTCTTCTCTAGGGGGCGCATCGATCGATATCCACCCTGCGTCGCGCAGATAGCGCAGGCCTTGGCTGATGCAATCCACAAATTCGTCGTGTACTGTTCCCTCAGGGAATGAGCATATCTGGCTAACCATGCCTTCTGCCCAGTCGCGCACGAATCCAGAACGCACTGAGCTCTCGGGCACCCATACGCGACCCGCTTTGATGATGTTCGCCACAATGGATAGGCGTTGGACTTTGTCGGCTCTCCCCGGGTTATACGCATGCACAGGAAGGTGCGCTCGGTGCAAGTCTTGGATCAGCGATATACCCGCGCTCTTGTCCTCCACGAGGATCATATCCACAAGCTTGCGGGTCTTTCCCTCGCCATAGACTACCTCGTACTCATCTATCACCTTGGGGCGCAGATCAGGGTATTGCAGATGCTCTTGCCAGCAATCCAATATCATTACGCTCATGCCACCATCCAAGGGCTTAAAACAGGCCATGGTGATCGATCCTGTCGGGTCGTTGATGGTCTTATCAGATGTCGCGCAGTCGTAACTCTGGATGATGAATTCTAGCTTTGGAAATGGTTTATTCGCAGGCCATAGTCGGAACCAATCGCGCTTGACAATGCCACCCTCTTCGGGATCGATGATCTCAGCGTGAATCTCTTGGCGACCAAGGTTGGTACCCTCGTACTGCAAGATTTGCTTCTGGAAGGATGGCGCAAGGTTTGCCACGTTGGTATACGTCGATGCCTTAGTCACCACTACATCGTCGCCTTCGCGTGCCAAGAGATCCATAATGAGTGGCTTGGGCTTCGGAGTCGTCGTCACGATAATCCGTGTACGTTGTCCTAAGCGCACAGCGAACTGGATCATATCCCATGACTCTTGGATGTAATCCCATGCTGCAAGCTCATCCAACCATGATCCGTGCCACTGGCCTCCACGGAAGCGCTCGGGCTCCGAGGCGGGAATGCCCTTGATGAACGATCCGTTGATAAGCTTGATCTCATGCAAGCTCTTATTGTAATCAGCCAGTATCTCTTTAGGGATGACATTCAGCAGCCCTGAATCACCCTCGAAACAAGTGCCTCGTATGTCGCCAGAGGTCGGCGCTGATACTAGCCATCGGGTGCCGGGTTGCTCCCATGCCCATGCAGCCAAACACTCGGCAGCCGCTCGGGTTTTACCCGCTCCACGACCCGCAAGCATTAACCAAATGCTGTACCAATCGCCCGGCGGCTCTATCTGGTGCTTGTGTGCGCTCTTGAGCCACTTCATCTGCCAGTTGACTACTGCTTGCTGCAATGGCGTCAGCTTTAGGTACTCCTCTTGGAGTGCCTGTTCATCGTCTAGGACAATGTCTAATGCACTCATTCTGCCTGTCGTGCCATCTTGAGAGCTTTCAATAGCTCGCCAAAGACATTCACGTTTTGCTCGACCACCACGGGATTATCGTCGTCGCCAGCGTGTACCACCTTGTCCCCGTACTTCTTTGGCTTGAGCTTCATAGCCGTCCACTTACGGGCATCGATTCTCTGGCGCTGATAGTTGACGTAGCCACTGTCAATCTTGATATCCACTAGATTGCCATCCTTGTCGCGATACTCAGCCATGACAGGGTCCTCATCAGCTATAGCGATAATCTCGTCAGCCAACGTATCAGCTTGCTCTTCCCGAGCGCGAGTGTATTGCTCTGCGAAACTTGGATGCCTGAACAACCACTCATACACAGTACTCTGTGCAGGCATGTCAGCATCCTTCACTATGCTTCTTAATGATTCCCCATTCGATAGCCTTAGACATATCTTGTCTGCTATCTCTTGATTGAATTCTGATTTCCTACCCTTGGGTAGTAGGTCTTCTGGTTTCTTGCGTGGAGTCATAATCTAAGCCCTTTTCGCGCGGTATTTTCAGCGCATCGGGCGTAGTGTAACTCTCTGTCAGATATTTGTGAATATCGTCAGATATTTGTGGGGATTACTTTTCTTCGTGATCACTTCTTAGAATTCTATGTGTAGCCCACGTTTTGTATGCTTTCAATTCTACGATCTCGTCCTTTAGTCGGGCGATCTCTCCCTTCTGGTGATTGATCATCGATGATGCTCTCTCTATCCATTCACTTACTTCTTTAGGCATGCGATACATCGGTTCTGTGGAAGACTCCACTGGTTTTTTGGGGGCGACTTTCTTTGCAGATGCCTTTGTTGCTTTTGCCGGGGCTTTCGTTGGGGTTTTGGTCGCCATCACATTATCCTCAAAAAAAAAGATCTATTCTGAATAGAAAAAATAAAAAAGCCGTTAACAACAGAGATATAACAAGCTTCTCAATGAACGGCTCATGCGGGTGCTGACTGGGCAATGATTTCATCATGTCGTTGAGCTCTTTCTTTGTCATACTTCCTCCACTGTGATCTTGTATTTTTTACCTTGGCGATCCTCTACTTCGATGGTCTTCTTAGTAGAGGCCAGAGCGCCACTGGCATCCAGATCCATTCTGGCGCGGCCTACGCTCGATAACAAGCGCTGATCATTGTTGTCTACGGCCTTGAGCTCTTTCTGAATCAAGTAAGCGATGTAGTCACAGTAAGCAAGCGCAATACGGGGCTCCACTACCATTTTTGCCATTGTGTTGAAGTCTTCCATTATTTTCTCCTTAGTTTAAAAAAACGTCAGCGTTTTCGTTGATGTAATCCGCAATGCGAAGCTCGAGCTGCTCGCTCATTTCGTATGGCTTACCATCCAGTGTAGCTTCAAATGAATCAAAGCTGACATCGCAATACCAAATCGAGCGACCATCGTCTACTTCATAAATATTGGTTGATTCGAGGCCAAAAACATTAATTGTGAGCTCTAAATCGTAACCTTCATCATCTGTGATTTCGTATGAGAATTCCATTTTTATCTCCAAGTAAACCTGCGTCAGTGCAGTGATTAGAACTATAACACAAAATTAGAGTCTTGTGCAAGGGGTTGCCCCCTCCTTTTATTTTGCTCTAACATCAACTGGATCTTTTAAGTTGTTTGGGTCGTATTCCATGCCAAGGACTTTGGCACGAGTAATAATTGTTTGCTTCTCGCCTTTGTACTCAGTGTGAGCTTTGATACCTCCGTTGATGTACAAAGTGCAACCTTGCATCACAGCAAGTTCAGGCATAAAAAATACATCATTTTTTGGGTGCTTGAATTTGAAGCCCAATTCACTTTTAGTCTTGTACACGATGCGATTGCCAGCATCGTCTCTCATAAGATAGACATACTGCCAAGAGGAATCGTAATAGCTGAACTGGGCTGCATCAACGATCAAGACCTTGTCAACGGTCACACGCACGTTCTCAAGCTTTTCGCCACCTAGATGTTGACTCTGCGCTTTCTGCGCTTCGATAGCTGCTTTATAAGCCTCACGCTTGGATTGTTGCTCATCCATGATGCGCACGATAACGTCATATTGCTTTTGTGAAAGCTTGCCAAAATCATTCAGGGCTTGAGCCATTGAACCCATAAAGCCTTCTTTGTAAGACACACGATTGTAATCATCGATATTCTTGAACTGATTCAGGAACACCTCAACCTCTTCGCCACGAGGGAACGTAGCAAAGAAGGTCTTTCGAGCGTTGTTGATGATGTTGCGCTTAACGGCTCTTTCGTAAGCAGCTGGGTTCACGATTGCCATGATATTTCCTTTGTGTTTAACCTGCTTCGTTGCAGTGAGTAAACTATAACACAAAGTTAGATTCTTGTGCAAGTGGATCAAAATATTTACTAGGTACTTTCCCTAATGTTTGGTTGGATTGTCGCCTTGATGGCTTCCCGGAACCGAACTCATGATCCTATCCAACAGATTGTGTGTTTCGACTTGTGATTTAGATTGATTGTATTTTTCTTGCAAACTCAACAAAACAAGCTTCATGTAATCATCGATATCGAGGCCATTGTCCTCATGAATGACTATCGATGTTGCCAATAGACTCGTGGCAATATTTGTGATGATGCAAATAGCAAATGCCATGTCATGATTGTGTACTAGCTTTTCAAGGTGCCTCTGGATGATAGGATCCAATTTCACCAGCATTTTGAATGCATCATCGATTCTTTTTTCATCCATCATTGTTCCTCGCTTTAAGCATTGCGTCTGCGAATTTATATGACAATTTCGCTGCAACATCTGGTGTATTTTCAGTTATGTTTTGAACCGGAGATAACATACTTGTCAGTGCTTGTGCCGCAAAGTAATCACGCAGCGTCATGCCGGGTGCCATTGAATCGTCAATCATCCATGTCGGGAATGCGGGTGGGTTAACCTTCATTATTGCCTCTGCGACGGTATGCGTTTCATGATTGCATCATGGATGCGTTGGCGTTCTGTCTTGAGTATTTCCAGTGTCTGAGTCTGTACGGGCTCATCAGTGCCTTTCAAGGCCAACTCTGCGCAGGCTTGGCGCTCGATGAAGATGGCCTGTTTAGTCGTCTCAATCGCCACTTGCATGATCTCGGCCTTTGCAAGTACGAGCGCTTCGTCAAATTCCGTTTGAGTGAATACATCAATGTGCCCGGCATTTCCCAATAGCTTCTTTGCCAGTGGGCTCAATTCTTTTTTATCAATCATCGTAATCTCGCTATTTTGTTGCGTTTCAATACCAACTCGAATTCTTGGCGAGCTTTGTCTTCCAACTTTCGTGTTGAAAGCTCTTGGTACCGTTTCCACTTCAATTGATACTCTGGCATCTCACTAGGTGGCACCCAGCCGTTTAAACGCCACCGTAGCGTGATATCAGTGCCTGATGGTGTCCAAATATGCTCATTGCTCATTTAAGTCTCCTAAGGGGCTTTACGCCCCCAATGTAATACTAAAAGTTATAGTCGTAAAATTTCTGGGGTTTTTCTGACAGCACAAAACGGCGACCGTATTTGTCTTGCCATCCTTTCTTTTTAGAAAGCCGGATTCTGATCACGGGATTTTTTTCGTTGCTTTTAATATCCCACTTCTGATCATATTGATTGGTACAAATAGCGCTAAAGCCGCCGGGTACGAAATTTGGTTTAAAACTGTCGTCGCGCTCCGCATCCATCTCACGAATTTCTAATGTGATCTTACTCACAGCTTTGACAACTTCGTACGGGTCAACGTCGCTATACCCCATGTAATTTGCATACATCATTTTGTTTTCTCCAAAAATTTGCTTAAAAATTAGCCCCCGAAAAAGCTGTTTGATTAGTTTATTTTTGTGTACAAAAGCTTCCGAGCTTCGATCGCTGCTTCCGACTTCGGGTCAACTTCAGCAAGCAATTTGCCCATCGCAATCAACAGATCAGCAGCGTATTGTGAAACACGCAACAGACGCTGATCTTCTAATTGACTTGGCGTATACACGATCTGCTCTTCCTGTTGGGCGTAAGTATTAGGATTCAGGGTTCCGATAAACATGCTCATGGTATTCTCCAAGCCCCCGAAGGGGCGGTTAAATTATTTCTTTGGGGTTACGCGAATGTCAGCACGGCCTTCTTTGCGGAAGGTATTCAAAACTTCATCAGTGATGCCATAGGCCACGCACAGTGCAGCGTAATCAACGGTGCCCTTGACTTCAAACAATGCGACGTTGACTGAGTGCAGTTCGCCCTTATGAGTACCAACGTCGTATTTGTCGGCAATCGCGGCCTTCATGGCCTTAACTTGTTCTGCCAGTGCTTTGGCTTGCTGATCGAGCACATACAGTGCATCGATGTCGTTTGAGAGTGACTCGACAGTTGCGAGAGCTTGGATGTTTGCTTGGATTTCTGTGATCATTTTATTTCCTTTATTAACCTGCTTCAGCGCAGTGACTAAACTATAACATGAAATTAGATTCTTGCAAGGGGCTTTCGCCCCGTTTTTAAAACTTAAAGCCATTTACTCTTAAAAATGCTTGTTGCTCTGGGCTTGCCATGCACACAGCCATCATGTGCTTGTTCA